ATGACGAGCGACATCAGATCGATCACCGTGATCGGCGGCGGCACCATGGGCAGTGGCATCGCCGCCGCCTGTGCGGCCGCCGAGCGCAACGTGCTCGTGCTCGAGGCGACCCGCGATCTCGCCGAAGCGGCGCGGGCGCGGGTGGCGGCCCTGGCCGTCGACGCGGCGGAAGCGGCGCGCATCGCCGAGCGCCTGACGGTCGGCACGATCGGCGACGACCTCGGGTTGATCGCCGACAGCGACTGGATCTGCGAAGCGGTGATCGAGAAGCTCGAGGTCAAACGCGACCTGCTCCGCCGCATCGAGCCGAAACGGCGCGATGGTTCGATCGTCTCGACCAACACCTCGGGCATCCCGCTGCACGATATTCTCGAAGGCGCGCCGGAGCGCCAGCGACGCGACACGCTCGTCACCCACTTCTTCAATCCGGTCCGCCTGATGCGCCTGATCGAGATCGTCTCGGGCGACGACACCAGCCCCGAGGCCCACGACAAGCTGGTCCATTTCGTCCACGACGTGCTCGGCAAGGGCGTCGTCGACGCCAAGGACACTCCGAACTTCATCGGCAACCGCATCGGTTGCTTCTGGATCCTCGCCGGTCTCCACAAGGCGGTGGCGCATCGTGCCGCCGGCCTCACCATCGAGACCATCGACGCGCTGATGAGCGCGCCGGTCGGCATTCCCTCGACCGGGCTCTATGGCCTCGCCGACCTGATCGGTCTCGACGTGATGGATTCGATCGCTCGCAACCTCGCCGCGACCCTGCCCGAGGGCGACGCCGGCCGGGCCTTCGCGTCGCTCCCGGCGGCGGAAGCCGCGATGGTCGCGCGCGGCCAACTCGGTCGCAAGACCGGCGGCGGCTACTACCGGGTCAAGCGCACGCCGGACGGCGGCAAGGTCAAGGAGGTCTACGACTCCACCACCGGCACGTGGTCGCCCGCCGCGCGCGTGACCCTCTCCCCGGTTCATGCCGATCTGGCCTCGTTGATGTTCGCCGACGACGCCGAAGGCCGTTTCGCCTGGGATCTACTCGGCGACACGCTGGTCTACGCCGCCGATCTGGTGCCGGAGATCGCCGACGACGTGGTCAGCATCGATCGCGCGCTGCGCTGGGGCTTCGCCTGGACCCGCGGCCCGTTCGAACTGCTCGATCGGATCGGCCCGGCGCGGGTCGTCGCACGTCTGCGCGCCGAAGGCCGTGCCGTGCCGCACATGCTCGCGGTCGCCGAGCGCGTCGGCGCCGCGACCTTCTACGAAGGCGACACCTACCTCACCGCCGAGGGCGGCAGGGCTCCGATCGCCCCCGAGTGATCGTGCCTCCGGCGCTCGATCGACCAGAGATCCGCCGTGGCATCGTCCACGGCGGACACGTCTTCGCGAGACGCCGCGGCCCGCCGCCGCGTCCGCAATCCGACCCTGGTCCGCTCGTCAGTCTCCGCGAGGGCGTGGACGCCTCATCTCTTCGAAAGTGCCTCGAGCGACGCGGACTCGACGAGACCGCCGCGTCGCGAGCGGACGACCACCCGTCACCCGGCAGAAGGTTTCACCGACAAATTCGGCCCACGATTTTTTGCATATCGCTGATTCGAGTGGTGAGCCGGGCGGGGATCGAACCCGCGACCACATGATTAAAAGAAACGCTTACGCCCATCTCAGGCGATATCAATTGACATCAACGAACATCGGAAATGGCGGAAAAACAACCACATATTTCTCTCAACCGGCATCGCTTGCCATCAACGAACGTCACGCCAACTCGACATAATGCGTTACCCCTGTTACCCTAAACGGAATTCGTGGTCGAAAAATCACGTGCTCTGATCTCGGGTAACGAGGGCTCCAATGGCAGTTCGTTTGACCGTGCCGTTCGTGGAAAACGCGAAGGCGGAAGAGAAGCGCAGAGAGATCGGGGACGCGATCGTTCCTGGCCTGTGGCTGGTCGTGCAGCCGTCCGGCGCCAAGTCGTGGGCGACGCGCTACCGTGTCGGTGGAAAGCCGATAAAGGTCACTCTCGGGCCCTATCCGCTGCTGGGCCTCGCCGACGCTCGGGAACAGGCGCGCGAGGTTCTCGAAAAGGTCGGCAAGGGCGAGGATCCTGCTCGGGAGAAGCGCGAAACCCGGACGATCCAGTTCTCGCCGGCGATCACGAGCCCGAACCGTGACCAATGGGAACAGGTTCGTGACGACTATCTCAAACGCGATGCTTTGGGACTTCGCTCCTTCGACCAGATCGAACGCCTCTTGAAGAAAGAAACCGCCGGTTGGAACGGCCGCAAGATCCAAGACATCGGGCGTCGCGACGTTGTCGAACTCCTCGACGCGATTACGGATCGGGGAGCGCCCATCCAGGCGAACAGAGTGCTGGCGCTCGTGCGCCGGCTCTTCAATTGGGCCATAGGGCGCGGCGTTCTCACCAGCAACCCGACCGAAGGCGTGGAGGCGCCGGGGCAGGAGCGATCCAGAGATCGTGTGCTCGCGCCGAACGAGATTGCCGATCTATGGGAGGTTGCTGGCGATCTCGGCTTTCCCTTTGGATCGCTCGTGCGGTTGCTGCTGGTCTCTGGTCAGCGCCTGCGAGAGGTTGCCGAAGCGCGATGGGACGAGATCAATCTCGACGACGCGATGTGGACGATCGGCGCCGACCGCGCGAAGAATGGTGAGCGCCACGAGGTGCCGCTTTCGGCTGCTGCCGTGGACATTTTCCGATCACTGCCGCGCATCGGAAAGTCGCCATTCGCATTGACCACCACCGGAGCATCACCGATCTCCGGTTTCGCCCGCGCCAAAGAGCGGATCGACGCTGCCCTACGGACGCTCGATCTCCAAAGGGCAGGGCCTCATGTAAATCCGGACGACGTCCCGACGCGGGCGCATTGGACGTTCCACGACATACGCAGAAGCGTCGCGACGAACATGGCCGGTGACGGCGCTCTCATCGAGGTGATCGAACGCGTTCTGAACCACCGCGGCTTCAGCGGATCCGGGCTTCGCGCGGTTTATAATCGTCATTCTTATCTCGAGGAGAAGCGCCGGGCACTCGACACGTGGGCGGTTCGCCTCGGCGTGATCACCTCCCGAGGAGGGAACGTCGTCTCATTGGCGGGGCGCGGACGATGATCCTTCCGCCGCGAGCCGAAGCTCTGGCGATGGTCTGTGCGGAGCACTTTCCGAAGGTCGACCGCGCCCGCATCGAGGAGGAGGCTTTCGGTGCTGACGTCCGCATCCGGCGTGAGTTGCGGGGGCGCATGACGCGAAAGCTGCGGCGAGGTCGTCCTCCGGAGACGGCGTGTGTCGGCACGAGGAGCCCGGCCGACGTTCTCCGCCGGGCCCGGGACGCGATCGAGCGACAAGACGCTTGGGCGTGGCGGAAGGCTTTCGAGGAATTCGATGAGCGCGTAGCGGAGATTTACGAGGACGCGCTGGCCGCCTTTACCGGAGGCGACTCGTGGGCTCATCCGTTCGGCGAACAGGTGGCCGACGTAATCGGGCCGACGTCGGCGGCCGTTGCCGCCGATCCGGAACACTGGCGGGTACGGCATGCGGCGATCGAGGCGGCGCTCAATGACAAGCGATTGAAGGGGCGACCGGAGGCGGGAAACCTCGATGAGTCCATCCGCATTCTTGTCGGTCTGTGGGAATGCCTTTCCGGCCGAGCAGCGACACAACCGGGGAGGGTTGCGGGGTCGAGCGAGCGTGTGGGTGATCTCGCCACCTTCGTCGCTGCCAGCGCCGGGGTCTACAAGGCGGAGGGGCTTCACCGCGCGGTACCGCGGAATTCGGGCTCGGCATGGACGAGAATTCTCGGCCTCTGAAAAAGCCGACTTTCTGGGGCGGCTCACTCAATACGCGTGGCGTACCGTTGCAATCAGTTGGTTACATCTGAGGGCAACGATATGGACGAAGAACGCATTCTTGGGCGGCGAACTGTCGCCGCGCGGCTTGGGGTTTCGATCGCGACGCTCGATCGGATGGTCTCAAGAAAGGCCTTTCCGGCTGGGTTCCAAATAACGAAACAACGCGTCGGCTGGCGCGAAGCCACGGTAAATCAGTGGATCATCAGTCGTGAGGCGTCGTTGAATGAGGTGGCGGCGTGACCGCCCGTCGCCGGCGCCGGCCGGCCGACCAACCCAAGCGCCCGCGCGTCGTGTTCTGTGGCGACGGCTTCCGCCTCGAGACCGTCGAAGGCGTCGTCCTTGGTCATTTCGACACGCGCGCTGACGCTCTCGAGGCAATCGAGACGGCGAAGGAGTGCGCGGCATGACGGGCCCCGACCTCTTCACGGCCGCCCTCGACGCCCGCGACCGCGAAATCGAGCGCCTGCGCGCCGCGCTCGCCGAGGCGGAGGCGAAGCTCGCGCTTCCCGGCGGGCCGGCGAGCATCGTCGGCTTTCCGCGGTTCCATCGAAGCCGTCTCGTCGTCAACCACATCGTGATCGCCGGGACGCGGCGCGTTCGCTTCGACTGTATGGCGATCACCGCCGAGGGTGCGACGCTCGTCCTCTCGTCGATTTCCGAGGTTCACCTCCGCCGTGTCGTGAAGGCGCACGAGAGCGCCGGCTTCGTCATCGAACACCGGGGCGACCGGCGCGGAGAGGCGGAGCAAAGCGCGGGAGGTGCGGCCGGATGATCGCGGCAAGAGAAAACCGCCCAACCGTCGGCAAACGGTCGGGCGGCTCAGAAAATTCACCACACGGGAAAGTCTACCAGGGCGACGACGACCGGGCAACGGTCGTCCGGATCTTCCGGCGCGACGAAGCGATCGCCGCACGGCGCCGAGGCGAGATCATCCGCTTGTGCGAGCACTGGCGCCGACATGGGGTTCTGCCGCTTGACGTTGCTGGTCTGGCCATGATCGCGGCGAACGCGGCGACCTTTCGCGAGCGTCAGGACTTGCGCGCCAGCCACGTGGTCGACCTCTGCGCCGGGCTCATCGGAGAGGATGAGGCCCGTCGAGCCGTCGCGGTGTGCCAGCGCGCCTATCATGAGCGGGCGATGGGGTTCCGTCTCGTGAGTGGGGGAAGAGCGGGCCAATCGATCGGTCTCGATCGATCCGACCGACGAGAGCTCTCAATTCGCACAATGGTTGCCGTCGACGAGACGCGGGAAGAGCGCGAGGCGTTCGTGAAGGCGCGTCGGCGGGCGGCGGACAGGGAACGTAAGAGGCGGCAACGCGCCGCTGCTGGGATGAAGCGGCAGCAACGAGATATTGATCTCGTGCAGCCGTGGACGGTCGAGGGGGTGAGCCGCGCGACGTGGTTTCGCCGGAAAAATAGGGGGCTCGATGAGACTTTTTGTCCGCTCACGGTCTTACTGAACAGACTGCGGACAAAAAGTCTCACGAATTCCCCTGGAAAATTGGGGGAATCGGGTGATTTCGACAGGCCGTCGCCCAATCCACCAATCGAAAAAGATGAAGAAATTCAGTGCCGACCCCGAGCGAGGGCCGGGCGCGCGGGCGCGTAGCCCCGCCGATCCGAAGGATCATCCCGCGCCAGCGGGGACGCCCCAGCCACACGCCCCCTCTTCCTTCATCCGAAAGGACTTCATGGTGTCGATCTTCATCCTCGCTGATGCTCCGAACATCGTTCTCGCCGTCCTCGACGAGACCGCCACCGGATGGAACGGCTTCGCGCTCCTCAAGGGCAAGCCGACACCGATCGGCGCCCGCCCGACCCGCGACGGCGCCATCGCGAAGGCGCTCGCCCTGGTCGACGCCGCTGGCCTCAAGGTCGAGCGCTACGCTGTCCAAGAGATCGACGCGACGGTGACCGTCTCCCCGACGAGAAAGCGGTGACCAGGAAATTCGCCGCGAGCATGAAAATAATATATTCGCGGCGAATCGCTCTCGTTGTTTGTAGGAAAAAATCGACAGACGCATAGTTTGTGTCCGATTTTGACATGAAAATACCCCGATAAAATAAGGGACTTCAGCACAATAAATTCAGGGTGTATTGACGTCGACTTGCGAAGCTGATTCGATTCGCCATGTTCGAAAGGTGCGGGCATGGCGTGGAATTTATTCAGACGAGAGAAAAAGGCGGCGCCGTCTGTCGGGCTGACCGACCCGGACGCGTGGATGGTCTTCGGCGGCGGCGGGGCGACGGCGGCCGGCGTCAACATCGGGCCGGGGGCAGCCCTGACGGTTCCGGCGGTGCGCGGCGCAATCGCCTTGATCGCCGAGAGCTGCGCAAGCGTCGCGTGGACGGTCCATCGCCGCGTCGGTGACCAGCGCGAGGTTGCGACCGATCACCCGCTGTCCCGTCTCATCCGCGACGGTGGAAACTCGTTCACGAGTTGGCCGGAATTCGTCGCCGGGGTCGTCTCCGATGCCCTTCGGTACGGTCGGGGCTATGCCCTTGCGACGCGCGGCGGCGACGACCGGCTCCTCGAGCTTCTTCGCCTGCCGGCCGGGAGCGTGACGCGGGAGCAAGTCACGCCACTCGATGAACCCGTATATCGGGTGAACCTCCGCGGCGGCGGCACGCTCATGCTCTCGCGTAAGGACGTCCTCGAGGTCTCCTGTCTCGACGGCCGCTCGCCAGTGCAGGACGGACGCGAGGCGATCTCGCTTGCCGCGTCGCTCGAGAAGCACGCCGGTCGGCTGATGGGCAAAGGTGCCCGCCCGTCCGGCGTTCTCGAGCGCACGACCCCGACCGGCGGCGCCGGACCGGGTCCGCGCAATCCCGAAGAGGCTCGCGAGAAGGGCGACCGCTTCGGCGAGGCCTACGGCGGGCCGGACGCGTCGGGCGCAATCCTCACCCTACCCGTGGGGATGACCTTCAAGCCGGTCACCTTCTCTTCGGTCGACCTTCAATTTGCGGAAATGCGCAAGTTTCAAGTCGAAGAGATCGCGCGCATCTTCCGTGTGCCGCCGACGCTGTTGCAGCATCTCGACAAGGCGAGCTTGAACAACACCTACGAGCTTGCGTCGCAGTTCGGCAAGTTCTGCCTTTCCTACTACGTCACGATCATCGAGGCGGCGCTCCGCATCACCTGCCTGACTGCCGACGAGCGCGATTCCTACATCATCGAAGGCGACATGTCGGAGCTCATGAAGGCGGACATGGCAGCGCGGTTCGAAGCCTACTCGAAGGGCCTCACCGCCGGGATCCTGGCGCCCAACGAGCCGCGCCAGTGGGAGAACTTGCCGCCCAAGGCGGGTGGTGACGAGCTCCGCATGCCGCTGAACACCGCCCCTGGGGGCTCGGAAGCCGCGGGAGGGGTGAAGCCGTGAGCGAGCTCGAACGCCTCGATCTCGAGGTGAAGTTCACCGCTGGCGATGCCGGCCTCGTCGCAGGTTACGCGAGTCTCTTCGGTAAGCCCGCGGACAGCGTTCGCGACATCGTCGCGCCCGGCGCCTTCGCCGGATCGATCGCCCGCTGCCTCCCCGAGATGCTCCGTGAGCACAAAGGCGAAGCGATCGGCGAGTGGATGGACGTCACCGAGGACGAGCTGGGGCTCCGTGTCACCGGCCGCTTCGATCTCACGTCGCCCGCTGGCCGCGCCGCCCATGCCGACGTCGTCGCCGGCCGCCTCGACGGTCTGTCGATCGGCTACCGCGCGACGAAGTCGGACCGCGCCGCCGATGGCGTCCGCACTCTCCGCGAGGTGGACCTCGCCGAAATATCCGTCGTTCGGCGCCCGGCCTCGAGCCGCGCCCGCATTCTTTCCGTGAAGTCGTCCCAGGAGGACCCGATGTCCGAGAACACCACCCAAGCCGCCGAGGGCGGCGCCACCGTCACTCCCGACGCGCTGAAGGCGATCGCCGACCGTCTCGCGGCGATCGAGACCAAGAGCGCCGACGCCGCGAAGATCACCTCCCGCCTCGACGAGATCGAGAAGAAGCTCGCCCGACCGGCGATCAGCACCAAGTCGGCCGACGAGGACGAGAAGGCGCTCGAGCGGAAGGCGTTCCTGTCCTTCGTCCGCCACGGCATCGAACGCATGGCGGCCGACGAGGCGAAGGCCCTGACCGTGTCCAGCGACGCGAGCGCCGGATACCTCGCTCCCGAGGCCTTCGGCGAGGAGATCTTGAAGAAGCTCGTCGAGTTCTCCCCGATCCGCCAGTATGCCCGCGTGATCTCGATCGGCGCGCCGACGATCAAGTATCCGCGCAGGATCTCCGGCCCGGCGGCGGTCTGGACCGACGAACAGGCGACCTCGACCGAATCGACGCCCGTCTATGAGCAAATCGGCCTCACCCCCTACGAGCTCCGGACCTTCGTCGACGTGTCGCAGGCGCTGCTCGAAGACAACGCCTACAACATCGAAGGCGAACTCGCCGCCGATCTCGCCGAAGCGTTCGGTGTGGCGGAAGGTACCGCCTTCGTGTCGGGCGATGGCACCGGCAAGCCGAAAGGCATCGTCGCCGCTTCCGGCATCGCTCAGATGAAGACGGGCAACGCCGCCACGCTCGGCACCGCGCCGGCCGACACGATCATCGGTCTCTACCATTCGCTCCCGACCGCTCATGCGCAGCGCGGCGTTTGGCTCATGAACAGGACGACCCTCGGCGCGCTGCGCCTCCTGAAGGACACGACCGGCCGCTTCCTGCTCGCCGATCCGGTTTCCGCCGGGATGCCGCTCACGCTGCTCGGTCGCCCGATCGTCGAAGCCGTCGACATGCCGTCGGTCGCGGCGAACGCGATCCCGATCGTCTTCGGCGACTTGCAGGGGTACCGGATCGTGGATCGGGTTTCCTTCTCCATGCTCCGCGATCCGTACTCGCAGGCGGCGAAGGGCAATGTCCGGCTCCACGCCCGGCGCCGCGTCGGGGGCGATGTCACGAACCCCGATCGCTTCGTCGCGCTCAAGGTCGCCGTCTGATTCCTCTCCGGGGGCGGTCATTGACGGCGATCGGCCTCGTCGAACAACCACAACGCACCTCCGTGCCCCCACCGCTGCGGAGCGGTTCAAGACGGTGAAGGTGCTGAAGGTCCAGAGCGCGAGCTCGTCTCCAACGAGCGAACGGCTCGCGCGGCCGGGTCTCACAAGCCCGGCCGCCCCATCCGGGCGGCGAGATAGATGCGCCGCCGCCCGCCACCACTACGAGGACAAAATGCAGCGAGCGCCGCGCCTCTGCTCATGCGGGCTGAAGATCGCCCAGGGCGGGCTGTGTCCCTGTGAGCGTCGCCGCGCCTCCGCACGGAAGGACGCCCGCCCGTCTGCCTCGGCGCGAGGCTACGATCGCGAATGGCGACGCCTCACCGCCGGCTTCCTCACCGCTCACCCCTACTGCTCGGACTGCTCAGAGAAGGGCCTCACCACCCCGGCAACCGTGGTTGGGCACGTCGTATCCGTGTGGAAGGATCCGAGCCGTCGCCTCGATCCGACCAATTGGAAGCCCTTATGTCGGGGTTGCAACGCCCGCGACGCCCATCGCGAGAAGAAGGGGGAGGGGGGGGCGAAAGCTTTCGCGAAGACCTTCGAGACCACCGGCTTCCCCTCGACGCGCAACAATCCTGAATTTTTCTCCCCGGTCGACGAATATCCCGAGGGCTGGTGATGCTGACGCTGATTTCTCCGCCGACAATTTCCCCGATCTCGCGCGACGAGGCGAAGCAATTTCTCCGTGTCGATGGGACCGACGACGACGCGCTGATCACCACCCTCGTCGACGCTGCCGTCGCGGGGCTCGACGGCGAGCGCGGCGAGCTCGGACGTGCGCTCCTCGCTCAGACCTGGCGCCTCGAACGCGATTGCTTCCCGCGTGGCGCGCTCGAGCTGCCGTTGCCACCGACGATCTCCGTCGACGCGGTCTCCTACGTCGACACCACCGGCGCCGCCGTGACAATGGCGCCGGCCGATTACGTCGTGACGGGCGCCGGCTCTTTCGGGTTCGCGAGGATCACGCCGACGTCGGGGTGCTGGCCGGCCGGCTCGTCGGTCTCCGTCACCTTCCGCGCCGGCTTCGGCGAGACCGCCGAGGACGTTCCGGCCGACCTGCGGGCCGCGATCCTCTCCCGGGTCGCACTCGCCTACGGTTTGCGGGAGAGCGCCGTCATTACGACCGCGACCATCGTCGACAATCCCGAAACCGCTGCGACCATCGCGCGGTGGCGAGCGTCATGGTGGTGATCATGGCGAAGACCTTCGGTTTCGACGATCTCGACCGCGCCCTCGAGGCGCTCCCCGGCGCGCTGGAACGCGAAGCGGAGCGTGCCCTCGACGACGGCGCCGCCCGCGTCGCTGTGCTCGCGAAGGCCCTGGCGCCGCAGGAGACCGGCGCACTCGTCGGTTCGATCCACGTCGAGCGCACCGGACCGCTCGCGCGCCGTGTCGTCGCCGGCGGTCCGGAGACCACACGCGACGGCGTCGACTATGCCGCGATCGCGGAACACCGCACCCCGTTCATGAAACCCGCCGTCAACGCGCTGGCCCGATCCGTCGTCGGACGGATCGCCGGCGCCGCGACGAGCGCAATTCGGAGAGTCCTTCCATGATCGCAGATGCAGCCGAAGAATTCGCCGCCGTTCTCGAGGAGATCGAAGCGACCTCCGGTGAGGACTGGGGTCTCGGGCGACGCATCGCCAAGGCCGCCGCGCTGATGTCGAGCCTCGTCATTTCGTTCCCCGTGCTCGGCGAGAGCGAGGAAAAGTTCGCGCTTCTGTCCGGCTTCATTGTCGGAACGATGGCGCTGGACGAGACCGCCGCCCGTGTGGCGATGGCAGGCGCGGTCGACGTGGTCGCGGCCGCCGGCGCCGAGGCGCGAGGGATGCCGAGATGATCCGTGCTGGCGACCTCGACCGCCGCATCTCGCTTCAGCGCTCGACCGACGAAGTCGATCCCGTCTACGGCGAGGCGCGCCCTGTGTGGTCGACCTTCGCCACCGTCGCCGCGTCGGTGCGGCAGGTGTCGGGGCGCGAGTTTCTTGCCGCCACCGAGCAGGCGGGCGAGCGGCGCGCCGTGTTCGTGATCCGCTGGCGCGGTGACGTCACCAACACCGACCGTGTCGCGTACCTCGGCGAGCCATTCGACATCGACGACGTCCGCGAGATCGGCCGGCGCGAAGGGCTTGAGATCCATGGGAGAGCGATCGCATGACGTCGAAGGTGACCAAGCTGACCACGAAGGCGGGCGGAAAGCTGCCGGTGCCGGAGGCGCCGTCGTATCTCTCGCCCGAGGCCCGCGAAGAGTGGGAACGCATCGCTCCCGTCCTTCATGATCGGTCCCCGCTCTCGCCGGCGACGTGTTCCTTGCTCGAGCAGTACGTCGCCCAGGTCGCGACGGTGCGCCAGTCGGAGATCGCGATCGCGCGCGAAGGCATCACCCTGACCGGGCCGAACGGCATCCCGCGCCCTCATCCGCTCGTCGGCACCAAGACGAGGGCCGGCAACATCGCCAATCAGCTTGCGAAAAGGCTCGGCCTCTTCCTCGACGCCGAGAAGGCGACGAAGGGGGCGGGATGGTCCGGAGACGCCTATGCTCGCTTCGGCGTCGATTGATCCGACCGGACGTGCCGAGCGCGTCCTCGATTTCGTGCGCGAGCTGCTGAAGCATCCCAACAGCACCGCACCCGATCGACGGCTCGTGCTTCTGCCCTGGCACGAGGACGCCATCCGTCGAATTTTCGGACCCGTCGACGAAAACGGAAATCGCGCGGTAAAGACGGCGCTGATCGAAATTCCCCGCGGCGCCCGAAAGACGAGCCTCGCCGCCGTTCTCGCGCTGGCGGCGACTATCGGCCCGGAGCAGCAACCGAACGGGCAAATCATCATCGCCGCCAAGAGCCGCGACCAAGCCAAGAAATGTTTCAACGAGGTCACCGGCATTGTCCGCATGGATCCACGCCTCTCGGCTGCCGTGAAGATTTCCGAGAGCCGCGCGCGGATGCGGCACCTCCGGTCCTATTCCGCCCTCGAGGCGATCTCCTCGGACGGCGACAACGCACACGGTGCGACGCCGGTGGTGGCGATCGTCGACGAGCTGCACGCCTTCTCCGGCCCTCGTGGGCGCCGCCTGTGGGATGCGATCGAGACAGCGGTGCCGAAGACGCCGTTCGGGCTATTGATCGTGATCTCGACGGCCGGTGAGCGGTGCGAGGGCCCGCTGTGGGAGCTTCACACCCACGCTCAGAAGATCCTCTCCGGCGAGATCGTCGACGATTCCTTCCTGCCGATCATCTACACCGCGCCGCCGGAGCTGCGGTGGGACGACGAGGAAGCATGGGCGGCGGCGAACCCCGGTCTTCTCTTCGGTAGCCCGCCGATCGAGCAACTTCGGGCGAAGGCACTGCGCGCGCGGCACCTTCCCGCCGTCCGGCAGGCGTTCGAGATTTTCCACCTCAACCGATGGGCCGATGGTACGGCCGCGGGCTGGATCGAGATGGCGCAGTACGACGAGGGCGGCGAGGCCTTCGACCCCGCCACGCTCGAGGGGCGCGAATGCTGGGTCGGGGTCGATATGTCTCGCTCCTACGATCTCACGGGCATCTGCGCGTGCTTCCGCGACGACGACGGCGGCTATCGCGTCCTCGCCTGGGGCTTCATTCCGGAGGAGACGCTCCGGAAGCGAGCGCTCGAGAGCGACGTGCCGTGGACGCAATGGCGGGACGAAGGCGCCCTCGTGGTCGAAGGTGACCGGGTCCAGGACGAGCAGAAGATCGAGGATTTCCTCATGTCGCTCGCCGATCGCTTCGACGTGCGGGAGTTTCTGTTCGACCCGGCGTGCGCGGCTCGCCTCATGTCGCGGATGATCGAGCGCGGTGCGCCGGTGGTCGAGTTCTCCCAGAAATGGCGGCTGATCTCTCCGGCCTTGCAAGAGCTTCAGCGCGCAATCGTCGGCGGGAAGTTCCGCCACGGCGGAAATCCCGTCCTGCGCTGGTGCATCAATAACGCGGTCCCGCAGTACGGCGACTTCGGCGACTTCCGGCTTTCCAAACGTAAATCGAAGGACTCGATCGATCTTGCCGTCGCCGCCGCTATGGCGGTCGGACGTGCATCGGCCGCCGAGGAGCCTGTGCTCGACATCTACGATCGGGACGATCTTCGGCCAGAAGACCTCATCTTTTCTTGGAGCTAATCCTATGACGACCACAGTTGGCATCGCCCTCGAGGCCGATCTCGGCGACCTTCGGTCGCAAATTGCCGCCGCGCGCGAGATGCTGCGGACCTCGTCGGAGAACATGCGGCAGGTGCTCGGCCGCGGCGAGGCAGCGTTCCGCTCCTTTGCGAACGCGAGCGGCCTCAGCTTCGCCGCGACGGCGCGCTCTTCGACGGCGCTGAACACGGCCGCGACGAAGGTCGATCGCTACGCCGCCGCCCTGCGCTCGTCGACGACCGACATGGATCGCTTCCGGTCGAAGCAGGAGCTCATGATGCGCGCGGCGCTCGCCGCCAACGCCACCGGCGCCGGCACTGGTTCGGTGTACCGAGTGCCGACCTATTCGGAGAGCCCTTTCCTTCAGAACCTGTATGAGGCCTACCACGCCGAGCGGCGGATGCCCGACGGGTCGGCTCAGCAGTCGGATTTCCGCAAGGTCGTCGATAGCGTCTCCGGCGGGCTGTCGCAATTGCAGCAGGTAATGTCGGCCGCCTCGTCACGGTTCGGCGACTTCTTCAGCGAGATGGCGGCGGACGCCGACAAGGCCGGTGCCGACATCGCTTCCGGCATCGACGGGCAGGCGTCTCCGGCGCTGCGTGGTGCCCTCGGCGACGCGGCCGACGCCCGGATCGTCTTCGGAGGTCTCGCCGGCGCGGCTCGCCTCGCGGGCTTCGGTGTCGCCCTCGTCGCCGGTGGGATCGCCGCGACCATCCCCGCCTTCATCGAAGCTGAGAAGCAGACGCAGAGCCTTGAGTTCGCGTTCCGCGCGAGCGGCAACGCTGCCGGCGCGACGGTCGAGAGGGTCGACGCCCTCGCCGCCGCGCTCCACGTCTCCGCGAACGCGACGCGGGGAGAGGTGGTCGCGGCGGCGGCGTCGCTGACGAAGGTCGGCAGTGTCATCGGGCCGTCCTTCGATAGGACGATCACGCTGGCGAAGGACTGGTCCGCGACGTTCGGCGGTTCGACCGCGTCGGCAGCCGAGTTCCTCGGCAAGGCGTTGAAGGATCCGGTGAAGGGGCTCGACGAGCTCGCCGCGGCCGGCGTCGCGTTCACCTCCGCCGAGCGCGCCCTCGTCGCCGGTCTCGCCGACGGCGGGAACGCTGCCCAAGCGCAGGCGGCGGTTCTGGATCAGTTGCAGTCCAAGATCGGCGGAAATGGTGCAGCGGCCGCCGGCGGCGTGGCCGGCGCCTTCTCCGCTGCAGCGTCTTCTACGTCCGAGTTCGTCAAGACGCTCCTCGACGTCTCGGGCATCTCGCCCGGCATCATTGCGATGCTCAACGCTGTGGCGATCGCCGCCGACGCGGTTCGCCGCTCCATGAGCGGCATGGGCCAAGGCGGCGGCTACGGTGAGCAGAGGTCGATCCTCGACCAGCAAATTGCGGCGGCGAGGCAGGAGATCTCCGACCTCGAGGCAAGCGGCAAGGCTATCGGCTACACCCCCACTGTCTCGATGGACGCAGCGAAGGCCCGGCTCGATGAGCTCATCGCTTCGTCACAAGCGCTCGACCAGGCGAACCAAGGTGCGGCCGCCGCGTGGCAGAAGGCTCAGGACGACGCCAAGGCGGCTGCTGCCGATCGTCAGTGGAGAGAGACGAAGACGGCGATTGATGGAGTGACGACGTCGCTCGAGGGCGTCGCCACGAAGGGCGAAAAGGTCGCCAAAATTCATTCCGACGCCGCGAAGACGGTCGCCGGTCTCCGTCGCGCTTTGGCGCTGGCGACCACCGACGAACAGCGCGCCGCGATCGAGGCGGCGATCAGCACGGCCGGCGAGGTCGAAAAGCGAAAGGTCGCCGCGCTGGATACGGGCGGTTCGCGCTCGCAGGGCCGGAGCCTCGACGGCTTCGAGAGCGCGATCGTCACGCAACAGGCGCGCACCGCGAAGATGGTCGAGGAGGCGAAGCTTCTCGGCGACGCGACGCACGCCCTGGACGCGTACCGGGTCCGCCTGGACCTTGAGGCGGCGGCGAAGCGGTCGGGGATCCCGATTTCCGACGAGATGGCGGCTCGGATCGCGAAGGAGGCCGAAAATTACCGCGCGGCGGCCGTGGAGGTCGACCGATACAAGGAATTGATCAAGACGGCGGATGAAGGCCGATCCGACATCAAGGCCTTCGCCTCGACGTTCACGAGCGACATGCTCCGCGGGAAGAGCGCGGTCGAGAGCCTTGCCGACGCGGTGCAGCGGCTGCGCGACAAGCTCGCCGGCCGGCTCGAGGACACGATCCTGGACGCAATCCTCGGGAAGGCGGGCTCGGCGAATTCCGGTCTCTCGAGCCTCTGGGGGCTGTTCTCTGGTTCATCGGGAGGCATCACCGGCCAGCCGGGCCCTTTCAGTTTCTTCAGCAGCTTTTTCGGATCCTCCGCCGCGGCGGCTCCGATCAATCTCACCGCCGGCACGGCCGCCGCGAGCGGTGGCGGGATGAACCTCTTCGCCTGGCTCGCCTCGCTCTTTCACACCGGCGGTACGGCCGGCGCCGCGTCGTCCTATCGCTCGGTGTCGCCTTCCATGTTCGCCGGCGCGCCGCGCTTCCACACCGGCCTCCTTCCCGGGGAGCTGCCGGCGATCCTGTTGAAGGGCGAGGCGGTGCTCAACACGGGCCTCACCGATCGGATCGGCAGCACCATGGGCGGCCTCGCCGATATGGCGGCGAACTCGAACTACATCGGCGGAACCTACGCCCCGACGATCCACGTCAACACGATGGGTTCGAGCGGGAACACGACGGCCGATCGGCAGCACGCGGCGATGCTCAAGAAGGAGCTGCGCGGGATGCTGGATGCCCACTTCGCCGAGTCGGTCACCCGCCAGTCGCAACCCGGCGGTGTCCTAGCCGGCGCGGCCGCCGCATTGAAGGCCTGAGGAGGCGAGATGTCCGCGACCCCCATCGTCCGCGCCGCGCTCGCGGCTGACGCCACCATCGCCGCCGCCGTCGGCGACCGGATCTTCTATTCGGCGGCTCCGCAGGGTGCCGCCCGGCCTCACGTGGTGATCGTCGCCGGCCCCCAACGCGACGAATTGCTTCTCGCCGGCGCTGCGCGATTCCCGGAGATGTCGTGTTTCGTCGTGATCGGCGCCGACACTCACACGGAGTGCGACAAGCTCGGCGATGCCGTGTCGCGATTGAACGACACCGCCGGGACCTTCGCCGGGCACGCGGCGCAGTTCCTGCCCGAGGACGGGGGCGGGGCCGACTTCGTGCCGGACCTCAAGATCCATAGGCGTATCGTGCCGCTGCGGGTCCGCTATCGCCCCTGACGCCTCCATGCGCTCGCGAACGACCGTGTTGCACCACATGTGGAACTCGGGGCTCAGGTACTTGGCGTAGGCAAGGGCGATCTGCCAGTGGGCGAAGGTGACGCCACCGATGCCACGACCGCCCTTCTTCGTTTGGATGCCGGAATTTCCGGCATCCAACGTCCCTACCACCACTTCAATGAAGTCCTTGGTGGATGTGAGCGCCAGCCAGTCCGACGGGCGTTTCGGGTCGGCACTACCGGCCGCCCGCCACATGTCGGTGAGCGACAGCGTGTCGCTGCGATCGTGGATGACGGCGCCGTTGAACATTAGCATGGGCTTCACCAGCTTGAGGTATCCCCGGCGGGTGAGGAGGATGATGGGCTTGCGGTTGCCGCCACGGTTTGGTGGGACGAAATTCGTACCACCAAACGCATCCCATGGGACCTCAACTAGATCTTCCCCGGGGACGAACCTAGCACGGTTCTCCGAGAACGTCCTTTTGGCCGTCCCGTCCGGTCGCTGATGGACCTTATCCACCATGGCGAAGGTGACGGCCGGTTCACCCTTGTGATTGTCGTGAATATCTGACAGATCACGACAACAATTGTCGTGAATAAACTCCTTGAAGTACAACATTAATTGGTCATTAATTCTCTCGTCACTTCGAATGGAGGGCGAGAGATGCAGAATAGATTTTATTCGAACCGTGAAATCGGCTGCCTGCCGAACCCAACCGGCGGTTTTATTGCGTGGTTCCGCGCCGTGAATGGCGCCACGAGATTTGTTACCCTCGGCGACGGAACGCCCGAGGTCTTCAACTCCGAGATCGAGGCGACCGCCGTTGCCGGGCTCGTCCTCTCGCGCCGCCGGCGCGTGGTCGCGGGGAGGTGATGCCGATGCGAGCCCAGCCGATCACCCCCGAGCGCATCGAGCGCGCCCTGGACACTCTGGCGAATGTCATGGTGCGCTCAGGCCCCGAAGGCCGCGTCTACCTCCCGCTCTTCGAAAATCTCGAGCAGGAGCTCGCCAAGCTCCGCGCTGAGGAAGACGTGATGTCGCGGGTGAGGGCGCGGGCGAAGAGGTGACGTATCGTATTTGGAAATACATGGCTTATGGCGAATCGTTGTAACGCGTTCTACCATTCCGCGTGCATTTCTTGCGGCAGGGTGGGTTATGTCCGACGAAATCGTCTGTGGGGCGACGACGAAGTTCGCTCTTTTCGACCTTCATGTCCCCGCGTCGGCGATCAAGGATCTACTCGATAAGCCAGACGCTTTGGCGGCCGCAGGGCAACTCGGTCGGCTGGATTTCTTCTCGGGCTTGCTAGCCGCGTTCGCGATAATTATCTCTCTCGGCGCGGTCTTCGCCTTCATAGAAGTGCGGGCGAAAGCCGCAAGGTCGGCGAGAGACGCAGCTCTGAAGGAAGTGAAAGAGATCGCGCCGAATGAAATAAAAACGTATCTCTCGGCGAATCCTCAGTTTTGGGTTACCGTTCTACGGGAGAATCCATGGATCATTGAGGGGGCAGTACGCCGTGTACAGGTCGCCGACGAAATGCCGGCAGACCAAGCGAATGCCATAGCTGAAGCCATGTCGAAGGAGGAGGATGGCCATGACGACGCTTCGTGATGCAATCGCTCCGTTTGTCGGTGCGGTTCCAGTAAACATAGAAGATATGATTAGGAATTTTGGGATCGATCTCGATAAAAAGGGCGATCTTGATCGAGAAATAGCTGGTCAGATCGAGCCTATGGGTGATGGACGTTATAAAATCACAACAAATCGCAATGACCATTATTACCGTCAACGCTTCACCATGGCCCATGAGTTGGCTCATTGGGTCCTTCACCGCGATCTGATCGGTTCCGGCGTGGACGATACCCCTGCCTTCCGCAGTACAGCTGCCGGAAAGTTTTTTAATCCAAACGTCAAGCCTGCTCATGAGACAGAGGCGAACCAACTGGCGGCTTATCTTCTGATGCCTCCCGAATTGGTTCGCGCTGAATTCGCCGCGAATGGCAACGTCGAAACTCTATCTAAGAAGTTTCAGGTTTCCCGGCAAAGCATGGAAATCCGCTTGAAGGGACTTGGCCTCATCCGGTGA